AAAGCAACATATAATGTTGATGGTGCTGTATAAGCATTACCACCAAATACATGGTCTAATACTTTATCTTCTAAGTAATCACTAAATCCAGCCATATTGTCTCCTAATTATTATTCCAATAATAAATGTTTTTACCAGACTTGCCATAAGTTCTTCTTCTTTGCATTAGAGATCCTTTGCCAAACTCTGCTTTCTCTTGTTCCATTCTCATCTCTTCTAATGCCTTTTCAAATTGTGCTGTAAATAACGGCACTCTTTCATCTTCCATTAGATAGATAGAAGCATGTTTTAAAGCACCATATAAGTAAGCATCTGGATATCCTGTGGATATAAAGTTCGTTGTATTAGAACTGCTTAAAGCATCTATAGTGCCATAGTATGTTAATTGTAGCGTATAACTTGCATCAGGGGTAGGTGCTAACTCTAATGAATTATCTACAATCGCATAATAAATTGGTTGACCAGTAACATTATTATTAGCTTTTCTATATACATCTAATGATTCTAAAGACTGTTGAAACAATGGTCTGAAGTCGTTTGATGTTATTTCTACATTAATAGCTTCTAACCAATCAGTTGGTAAGCTCATGTATTGTCCATCTGCTGTAGCAGTTGCACGCTTTACCATGTCTTTGTTTCTTAATCTTCTGTTAAATTCTGATTCTGTTGCATCTATAAAAAAGTCTAACTGGTCGGTTAAGTCAGATCTGTTCAAGAAATTTGCAATATTAGTTTTTAATTCATCGTATGTCATACTTTACCTTTCCATGTTCTAAATGGTTTGTTATCTGAATGGTTTAGCCATTTCTTCCATTGCGCAGAATCTTGCGCCCATCCTTCTCGGACTGCTCTTTGATATACTACCATAGGTATTTCTGCCACATGGCGAAAATCTTTACCAGGTGTATATTCAGATAGATTTTTTACATAATCTAAAGTTGGCTGTATATCCTGCTTTGTGTGATAAACAACTTTATCATCTTCTGTTGCGAATACAGACTTAAAACCTTTCTTATGATCTATTAATGTAGTCTTTGCCATAGACAGATTTTAGCACAAAAAAAAGGGATGCCGAAACATCCCTTTAAGCTAATTAATAAAACTTATGAAGTTGTTAAATCAGCAACGACTCCGTGAGCAGCTTCGTTAGATACTTCTAACCCATACTCAACAACAATCATTTTTGTTTCAGCATCGCCTATTGTAGCAATATCAACAGTTTTAAAGTCTCTTAAGTAAGATACTTTAGCAAACTCTGGATCTACTAACAATAAAGTTCTTTCTCTACTTCTGTTTGATGGAACGATTTTTAGTTCACCAAAGTCAGATGAGTAAACAGATACTGAAGCTTCTACAGTATTTGCATCAATCATTTGTCTAGCTTGAGTTCTACCTGTGAAACCAGAAATAACTTGTTTGTTATGTGGTCCACAAATTGCCATTGAAGGCTCTCCGCCATTTTCAAAGCAAAGTTGTAGAGTGTCTTTTAGCAAAGTCTCAGTTAAAGCTCTTTGAGTTCCGTCTGTTGGAGCTGCACCACCACCTGTTGAAGCACCTGAAGTACCTCTTGAGTCGTTAGATGTAATCCATGATTCAAAACCACCAGTTACCCTAGCTGTTGTAGCGTTTCCAGTTGTTTTAGCACCATTTTTACAAAGAGCTTCTTCCATGTCTCTTTTTAAAGCTTTAGACATAATAGCTAGTTGGTGAGCCATTTCTGATCTCTTACCAGCTGGGTCTGAAGCGTCTTGTGAGCCAGTTACAGTTGCATCTCTTTTTGAGATCATTGCAACATTACTTACTCTAGTTGTAGCTGTAGCAGTAGATCTTGATAGTTCAAAACCTTCTAACTGACCAGCAGCACTAGGTGTAGGTAATGATTCTGTCTGCCAATCAAACACTACGTTATTAATATTTCGTTTACCAATTGATGACATAAATGGTGTTTGCATTGGAGAGATGTTGTAAATGATATTACTTAAATCTTCTCTGTCAGCTGTTGCCGAATATGTGTCAAAGGCGTTAGTTACTTTAGCCATTCTTATACTCCTGTATAAATAAAATTATTTTAAAAATTGTTCAAAAACTTTAGCCGCATCTTGGACTTTTCCAGATTTAGCTAACCTTTGTTTTGCTTTCTTCACAGGTGCTGCCGATTTAGGTCGGTTAGTAGTACCAGGTCTAGCCACTCTTGCTGGTGCTTTTTGTGTTGGTTTTTTCTTTGTGGCTTCAACTGTTTTAGAGTTTAACCAAGCATTTCTTAAACCAAGCAAAGCACGATAATCATAAACCTGTTGAATTTCTTGAGGTGTATAACCTAAAGTATTCACGGCATATTCGCTAATAGCCAACTTTTCTTTTGTAGCAACCTCAGGGTTTTGCCACTCAGGGATTATTTCAAGAAGCTTTTGATTACCATACTCAACAAATTGTGCAATCTGTTGTTGCTGTTTAACTAAGGCTTCTTGTTGAAGTCTTTGTTGTTCAGCACTTACAGCACTAAGCTTTTCTTTCTTTTCATCCCAAAGCTGTTTTTCGCGAACATAACCAACAGGATCATCTTCGTACAAAGTGTTCCAGTCTGGTTCGTTAGCCAGTTCGCCCTTTAATTGGGCCTCCATCTTCGGTAACAACTGCGAATAAATCGCATCTCTTTGCGCTAACTCTGCTTGCTGCTGCTCAATAGTCTTACGCTGTTGAGAGAGTTCTTGTGTTTTGCGCGTATAATCTTGCTGACGAGAATATCCGTTGATGAGTTCGTCTTGCGTCACCTCAACTTCTTGACCATCTACTTTTACTGTAAATGTCTGAGGTTGCAAGGCTTCCTCTTCAACATCGGTTTGTTCTTCATCTAGTTCTTCATCTTCATCATCAAACTCTTCATCATCTTCTTCAAAATCTTCAGGTGATTCAAGTTCTTCTTCAAAGACTTCTTCTTGTGTTACTTCTTCTGTTTCTGTGACTGCATCCTCAACCTTATCCTCTTCAGGGGTTAAGAAACTTTCAAACATCGAAGTAGTAACTTCCTTATCAGTTTGTAAAGCAGTCGGTTTATCCGTTATTGCCATAATAAATACTCCTTATGTATTTAAGAGTATTTTAGCTTAATAATGTGTAAAAAGGGAAGGTTTAACCAATATTTCTAATTTTGTTTATATTAGCTTTTGTTAGCTTGCCTTTTTCTGCAATGATACGCAGATGTCTTTCAACTTCTGGTAATAGTAATAATGATCTGTGGATATCTTCTCTAGCAGTAACATCTGAGATATCCCGTGAGTTTAACCAATGTGTTATATATTCGTTTTTAAGATTTTCTATTGCTTCTTTAAAAACATCGCTTGTTAATAATTGTTCAGCTTGTGCAGCTCTAACTACTTCTTCATGTGATACTGACATTAAAATAATCCCCTAGGTAATTGTTGGTCTACAGAAAATCTACCGCCAGTTGGTGTTTGTAAACCAGCAAGTTGTTGTTCTAATTCTGCAATTCTTGCGTCATAAGCAGATAAATCTGGTGTTTGATAAGTTGGAATATCTATACCAGATATAGCTTTTTGTATATCTTCTTGAGTTACAAATTGCGATACATCAGGTACTTGTTGTTGAGGTATTGACATTAATATATCTTGTTTTAAAACATTAGGGTCAAATGAAGGTATATCTTCTAATCTAGCAAAACCACTCAAGTCTGGTGCTTGGTATTGTGGTATATCTATGCCTTCTCTAGCTATAGATAAAAAATCTTCTCTATAATCTTTGGGGTCAAATGTTGGAATTTGCGGTATATCTTCTAATCTTGCAAAACCAGATAGGTCAGGGGTTTGGTAAGTCGGTAATTCTATACCGCTTCTAATATCTTCTATTAATGCTTGCCTATCAATAGATGGTGGTTTTGGTATATCAATACCCTTTCTTATATCTCTAATTAAAGCCTCTCTATCTACTGAAAAGTCTCTGCCCGTAGGAACATCTGGTATTAATGTAGGTATATCTTCTCGTCTTACAAATTGTGATAAGTCTGGAGCTTCATATTTTGGTAATCCAAATAAGTTGGTAAAGTCTATTCCTGATTCTGCTATTTGTTGACGAATTGCATCTATATCAATAGCTGGAGGAGTTTGTACTGGAGGTCGCATAGGCACACCACCAAATATATCTCTAAGCGGAGGCATCTTCATATCTCTATCAACTGGTATTCTTACACCACCAATACCTGTACCTAAAAAGCTTGGTATATCAGGCTCTTGTACTGGAGGTGGTGGTTCTACAGGAGTTGTACCAACAGCTGTATTTAATTGTTCTTGTGTATAACCCATTGGTTGTTCTGGAGAGTAGCTTACGCCTGGTGCAATAACTTGTGACATTGGCATACCGCCAGCTATAGAACGCGCATAGTCAAAACCAGAACGATATGTAGGATCTGAAGTTGGTATTGTATAACTACCAAAATCATCTGGGCCTAATACAGGTCCTTGTTGTTGTTGAGCCATTCTTCTAATATTATCAATAAAACTAGGATAGTTTTTTTCCTGTATAAGGTTATTAATGCCATCTACACCCATGTAGCCGCCTATATTTGAAAAAGTACCCGCAACATCACCTACTCTTTCTAGATTTCTATTTTCGCCTGGACTTCCTAGCCTGCTGTTTTTTCTTGCCATATTAACCTGTTATTAACTTGTCTATTTTAGCGTCTAGTTTATCTAAACGATCTATAACCCTATCTATGCTTATTGCAAACTCTTCTTTAGTAACATAATTTTTTGCTACTTCCTCTCGGGTCTTATTCAGTAGTATATCAACTCTTTTTAATTCTGTCGCGTTGGTTCTAATGCTATGCACTATAGGAGCAAAAACTATAGTAATGATTATGTTCCAATACATCATCGGGTCCATGCTAATAACTCCAAATATGTGGCCTTGGGCGACCTTGTGAATCTTTGGATATGTCTAAATGTATAAACCTAGCACCACCTTTTTGATTGACTCCAATACCAGTAAAACCATAATTAGTAGCTTTAGATATAATCTCTAATGCCTGTTTACCTCTAACACCTATGTCAGCTGCTAAACCAACAGCGTGTGTGCCTGGTTTTGATTTGTTTATTTCTACAGGATGTTCAGCACACCTATAACCACTTGTTATCTTGAATGGAAAACCACAGTCAGTTCTAAGTGCTTGTAGTTTATCTATAAGCTCATGTTCTATTTTGTTTTCACCACAATGCTTACAAGCAAATTCTTCTAGTTTAAAGTTATCCCAACTCATCTAGCAACTCCTTTGGTTTTTTCAAATGTTCTAAGTCCGCCAAGTCCTAACATACCCATCAATACAGTCATTAACGATCCCATGTCAAAGGATGGTAATACAAAAGATATTCCAAATGCTGAGAGTGCAAAGATAATAATAGGCTGAAGCAAAAAGTGATAAAGCAAAGCAATACCGCAAGTCCAACCCACAAATGGCCGCCAACCGCTAACAAATATAGACTTATGGCTAGCTTCAATTTTATTAATCTCCACTTGAGCCATATTTGCTTTATGTAATTCGGTTTTAAGTTCATGGTTTAGTTTGGCCTGCAAGTCCTTGTCAGGAATCATTTTGTTTACTATGTCACTTACTGGACCTATTAGCTTATCAATCATTTTTTATTTTTCTTTGTTTTCTTCTTTGGTGGTCTACCTACTTTACTTCCGTATGTTCCTTTTCCTTTTGGCATAATGTTTCCTCGTCTATTGTATATATCGATAGTTTTTGGCTTTTGCCTTTAACACTTATCGGTTTTAATAATTTTAACCTAAATTTACAATCTATGGCAGTAGAATAACCAATCAATATGTCTTTTCCTACTTCTTTGGTTGCAGACTCTAATCTTGCCGCTGTATTTACGCAGTCTCCAATAGCAGAGTAATCAAATCTAGTATCGCTACCCATGTTGCCTATAACAGCTTCACCAGTATTAATACCTATACCAATATCTATACCTAAGTCCGCCTTCTTCATGTTTTCTTTTATTTCTATAGCCGCTTCTACTGCTTTACTTCTATGATCTTCTAAATCTATAGGTGCATTAAATATAGCCATCATTGCATCGCCAATATACTTATCTACCATGCCACCATATTTTTGCACAGCGTCTGATTGTATTGTCAATGCCTTGTTCATAATTTCAGTTACTTCTTCTGGTTCTAATTTTTCTGACAAAGATGTAAAACCTCTAACATCTGTAAATAAAAATGTTGCTTCTTTTTTCTCACCACCAAGTTTTAATAAACTAGGATTGTCTTGTAATTGTTTTACTTGTCTTGGATCTAAATAATGTTCAAACTGTTTTTTAATTTGTTGACGCAATTTATATTGCTTTTTGTAGTTAATATAGAAGGCAATAGTAGAAGTTATGATTTGTGAGATAAAAGTCCATGAAAAATCTATCAAATAGCCCTTCTGAACGCTAAAAGCTCCTAAGAAGCCTGTGGTGAAGAGCAAAATTACAGCGATACTTAGACCCTTAACCACACCGAGATAATTGATTACAAGCCACGTCAACGACACGAAAATTCCAAAAATTAAAATTTCGGCTGCCAATGACCATTCTGGAATCCTTGGAGAGTTTTCTATAAGAATTGACTCAGATAATGCTGCTTGAATTTTGTGTGGTTCTAATAATCCAGTCGGCGTTGCAATTTGTGGCATGATTCCTGGCGCAGTAATTCCAAGAAATACAAACTTACCAGCAACATTCATTTCTTGTAAATCTGTTTGAGGTGTGTCTACCCAACTAATCCACTTGCGACCAAGACTATCTGTTTTGATCGGTGGTATTCCTTTGACTGATATTTCCTGTATACCATTATCATTAGTTTTTATAATGTAGGTTCTTGCACCTGTTAATGCTTTTAATACCTCTGTACCAAAAGAAGAAACATAACCATCTGGTGTTTTTAGTAGCAGTGGTATTCGTCTGACTAGATTATCAACATCGGTGGGTGCAGCAGATATACCTTCTTGTATATAGTTAGTTCTAAGGTTGTGAGTATTCTGTACTACACCCTTGGAAAGCATACCACCAACATCAGGTCCTTTGATAACCGTACCAACTGTTTTTGGGTATATTTGATTTGGGTATTCAAATGAAGCCAAAATAGATGTACCATATCTTAACGACTCCGCAAAAAATTCATCACCACCAAATCTATCTGGATGCGGAAAACTAACAACCCAACCCACACCCAATGCACCAGCATCTATAATCTGTTTATGTATTTCTCCTAGTCTTTGTCTTGGTATGGGCCAACCGCCTTCTGCATCTATATCTTCTTCGGTAATGTTTAGAATAGTAAAATAACCAGAAGGATCTTGTTTGGGTACAAGATAATCAAATACTTTTAGCTTTAGTGTTTCTGTTGGCGTTGACTGATATAAGACAGGCAACACTAATATTATAAGTATGGTGAATAGTAGTCGCTTCATTAATTACTTTGAGTGATTTTTATAGTGCCGCCAGTACCACCATTTATTTTAATAATATTGGATGCACCATCTTGTATAAAGATAACAGTATAACTACCAGCAGAGTCTATATCTACTCTAGCTGTATCGCTAACACTACGCATAAGCGTTAATACTTCTCCTGTTATAAAAGATGTTATCTGCGTGCCTAAGTCTTGACCTAGTTTAGTACCAACAATATTAGTAGATGTAGCGTCTTGTGCTAACTGATCTTCTTGTTGTATTTCTTGTAGTGCGTCTATGACATCTAGCAAATCTTCCAGGAAGTTTACATCAAGATAGTTTATATCTAACTCTGTAAACTCTAGTTCTTTTTCTGAGTCTAAAAAATCTTCTTCTAAAAAGTTCTCGTCTAAACCATCAAAGTCTAATATGTTTTTCTTTTTGGTTTGTGTTGTTTCTTCTATAGCCACCTCTTCTTTAGGTGGATTAACAATAAGCATATTGTCTATAAGGTCTAGCGTTAAGTCTAAGATTACAGGTGAGCTAGGTGATTTTTCAAAGACATCTACTGTTGTAGCTTCGTAAGGTTTATTAAGTGTAACTGTACCCATAGCTGTAGTTACTAATATCTCACCACTAGAATTACCAAATTCATCTGGTAAAAGTATAAGCAAAGACCTGCCAATTTCATCTACCGTAACTGTGAAATCAGTACCACGAATTGCTATGTTTGCTGTGGGTGTTTTAAGATCTATATTGTTTTTATCTATCTTGTTTAAACCGCCAGTAATAAACCTGGCTGTACCAAGACCAAAGGTAATAGCCATTTTAGATTTACTAGGGTTAGGGTCAAAGATGTATTCGTCTATGGTTAGCTGAGAGTTTTCTGTAAGTCTTACCTTGGAGTCGTCTAGGAACGTAATAGCCATACGACCATTAGTCGTAATTGCTTCATCATTTTGTTGTATATCAAAAGACTCTTTTGCTTCATAAGGCTTGTCTCTTAGTATCTGTGCTGAACCATTTAGTTCAGATATGTTTCCTATATCAACAGCTGGTGGTTGTTCCGCCATCGTTCTGAACGACACAAACAGTACCGTTAGAACCAGTAGAGTTAATCTGTAGCCAATCAGCAGCAAGAGTTGATGACTGTATGATATTGAATGTTCTACTGTTTCCTGTTTGGTCAAGATAGAAATACCCACCTGCATATCCGCTTCCTGTAAAGTTTATTGTATTGCTATCTCCATCTACATCTACATAGTTAGTAGCACCATCATAGTTTATATCAAAATCAAATGTGTTGCTGTCGCCGTTGATTATCCAGTCTAAGTCAAGACCAGAAGCTAATGCTGTTGTACCTGTATCAAGTGTGAATGTATTAGAGCTACCAGTTACATCTACGTTGTAGTCTGAGTTATCAATACCATAGGTATTGTCTGGATCGCCTTGTATAGTAAAGGTGTTGCTGTCACCATCAAACTCAAAGAATCCTGTTACGTTATCGCCATAGATATCACCAAGAAACTTATTAGTATTACCTATTTGGTTTATGTCTAAGGTTAGATTAATACCATCTAAATCTAATGCTGTTAGTGTGCCTGCAACAGAGTTTAGGCCTCCAATAATGTTAGATGATCCTAACTGTTCTAAGTCTATGTTTGCTGTAGAACCGCTTTGGTCTATATATATTTCGTTATCAGCCGCGTATAGAGGCGACACAATCATTGTCGCAATCAATAGTATTAATTTGTTCATCAATATTCCAATATCCTCTGGTTGTTCCTTCCTTAATTGTTTCTAATACAGCAGTTTCTATTGCTGTTTGTAGTGCTATATTGATTGACTCGTTCCTGACTAAACCGTTTTCTATTTCAACAAGTTCGGTATTGTCAGTAATAAAACGAAATATATCTTGATCGATAGATGCACTTAATATCGTTTTAGTTACTAATACTTCTAGTAACACTCTACCTGTACTTACAGATACTGTGCGTAAAGATATGGTTACGGTGTCTTGCTTATACTGCCTAGACATTCCAATGCCTAAGTATCTAGCACCTGCACCGCCAGACTTTACATTACTTTCGTATGATATCACGCCACCTTGCATTATCAAACCAGCAAACAATAAATCTGGTAGTTTTTGTTTTTCTTTGTTTTCTTGTCTAGCGCTTCTTATTATCTGTCGTTCTTTGGTTACATTGTCTAAACCAACACGCTCAACCACATCAAAAAAACCATTTTTACTACTACCTGCGTGTTTTAAAGCTCTAATAAGATATGCGTCTGGTGCTTGTGTTACCGCAGATGAAAAGGTTGCATAAGAACTATTACTTCGTCTTTGCCCTGTTTGATCTGTAAAAGAACCTTGGTATATAGCTACGACTGGTTTTACTTTGTTGTTTGCTTGTATGTTTGCTAGTTCAGGTACAAGCAATGCACCTATTTCTGGCTTTTCTATTTTTTGTATGGGAGGTAAATTATTTTCTAACGGATCTATTATTAACGCGCAACTAGAAAGTAAAACTACCGATAGGGAGAGATATAGTTGTCGTATTACCATCTGAGTCTGTTATTTTTAAAGTTATAATTCCGTCTACAACATTATACTCTATAGTGTTTCCTTCTAAAGTTAAAACACCACTATCGCTAGGTGTTTCACCAAATAAATTTTCTACAAGCTGTCTTGATAACTGTGCATATATTCTTGACTCTAGGTTTCTTATAAATCTTGCTAGGGTTGTATTTTCTTTGTCTCTTTCTATTTCATCTTGCAAGGCTTTTATCTCTGCTTTAAGCGCTTGTTTCCGATTGAACTGTTGGTTTTCTATGGTTAGATAATGTGCAGATGTGCCTATACCAGAGAATGATGGTGACTTAAATTTATGCACCATTTCGTCAGCCCACAAAGGATTAGTAAAAATTATAAGAAAAAAAACTATACATAGTATTCCTGCAATTCTGTATATGATTATGTTGTCAGTCTTTTCTTTTGTCATTTCTTCTCGCCTTAGATATTTTATTTGTATCTATAAGTTGTGGTACGCCTAGCATTGTTTTAATCATAGTGTCTTGTCTAATGATTTCATTATCCAAAGACCTAACCCTATCTATTAAGGCTACTAAAATACCATGCTGTGCGTCAAGTTTTGTGCCAAGGCGTTCTTCCATGGCGCTTATAGATGTGTTGACTTTATCATCAACGGTATCAAGCTTAGTCTCCATACCATCAATAATTCTGTTGATAAGTTTCCAAACAAACATTCCTAAACCTATTGCTGCGGCTATAGGAAATCCTAGTTCGGTTATAAGAACTACGATGTCGTTCATGGTTTACTTTTTAGCTGTTTTCTTAGCTTTCTTAAAAGCTTTAGCTGTAGGTGCGCCTTTAGTTCCAGGCTTTCTCATCTTCTCGTTTGATCCAGCTTTAATTCTTTTTCTTTTGGCGTGTATGTTTGCGTATAGTCCTTTTGGCATAGTATCTCCTTATTTTCTTCTTGATTTAGCTCCAGAACATTTCCATCTTTTTCTTGATAGATTGTTAGGAGTGTTGGGATCGTTTTGTTTTTTCTTGGAGAGTCTTTTTTTTATACCAAGACTTC